AACTGTGCCTAAAGAGCGTCCACGAAAGTGCGGCTTCGAGGAGAGCGTTATTGCGAAAGCTCCCGAGATAGCTGCTGTTGAGAGAGCTCCGTGTGTTATGGGCCACCCTCAGGACCCCAGAGTCATTGCGGCTGGTCTTACAGGCTTATCTATTTCGATCATGGAGTTGAACAGGATAGGCACTGAGAAGTTTGTCATTCCCGAGGAGGATTTGGTTCATGTGCGGGAAAGCCTCGATATTGAGTATAACCACTTTGCCATCAACAAGTGTTCGTCTAGGTTGTTGACTATTGACGAATGCTTGAATGGATCGAGTCAGTACAAGCGGGTCGTCCCTCTGGACTGGAGTACATCCGCAGGTTACGATTATATGGCTCGTAAGCCTGCTGGACAAAAAGGTAAATCGTTTCTCTTTGGAATTAGAGGTGATAAGACTCGCTTCATTCAGGATGAGGTGTTGCAAGATCGTCTTCAGGAGGCCGAGAAAGTATTTCGTTCGGGGGGTAAACCTTTTTGCCCCTTTACATGCATTAAGAAGAGTGAAATACGCTCGAAGAAGAAAAACGATGCTTGGATGTGTCGCATCATCAATGCAGCACCTGTGGAACATACTATCCTTTGTAAGAAGTATTTTGGGGCTTTCTTGCATTACCTTATGGATAATTGTGACACTACTCCCACAGCACTAGGGATGAACCCCCATTCTATCGAATGGGATCGGATGATCAAGAGATTCTTGAAGGTTGGTGACTCTGGGTTTGACGGTGATTACTCTAAGTTTGAATCGTTCCTCAGTGAAAGCGTCCTTGGCGAAATAGGCGAATTTATTGAGAAGTGGTATCGTGATAATAGTGATGGTGGTTGGAATGAGGGAGATGCTATCGCAAGAAAAGCGATTTTGCATTCTATCCTCTACACTGAGCTTATTATTGGTACTAAGCTCTTTAGACCGAGGGGTGGTGCCAATCCCTCTGGAAATTTCTTAACAACTGTCCTTAATATTTTTATGAACCACATTTTCTTGTTG